GTTCCTGCTCGGCTTTCGTGTGGCAGACGATCGCGCCGAAACCGAGAAGCTGAAGAACGATCTGGCGTGGTCGGAATACCAGCTCGACCTGCAGCGGGCTGGTGCCGAGGAAGCCGACCGGCTGAGACAAAAGGCGGAAGCGGAAGCCGCAGATGTAAGGGGTAAATTCGATGAGTACCGCGACAAGTTCGGCGGCAAGGCTGGCGCTTGCGATCCCGCTCCTGGCTATCCTGACTGGCTGCGCTCTCTTCAGCGGCGACCGGCGCACCGCGCCGCCGCGGGACAACCGCCTTCAGTTATCGCGCGCCTGCGAGCAGCTGGCGAAAAACGTCGATGATCCTCCGATCTTCAACGTGCAGCCGTTCGATCCCTGGCAGGCGCTTGCCGAATACGCCGTCGCGCTCGGCATCGCCAATGCCAATATCGACGCGACGCGCGAGTGTCAGCGCCTGCAGCGCGAGCGGCTCGCCAAGGGGACCAAGCGGTGAATGATCTGAACGTATTGCTGCCTTGGCTCGCTGTTGCCCTGTCCGCAGCGTCGCTCGCCTACACCATCTACACCGGTCGCTCGAAAAAATTCGATGAGCGTTTCGAGAAGCTGGAGAGGAGCCACGAGGAATACGCGCGGTCAACCGACATCAGGATCGGAGCGATCGTCGGCGAGGCCTCGGCACTGAAAGATCGAGTCATCGTGATCGAGAACGACTTCACGCATTTGCCGGACAAGGAAGTCACCCATCGTCTGGAGCGCGCGATCCTCGAAATGCGAGGCGAGGTCGGAAAACTGAGCGAGCAAGTCAAACCGATCGCACACATGGCCAGCCGCATGCAGGATGCGATGCTGGAAAAAATGGTGGGGTAAAATGGGCCGGGATATCATTCGCGAGTACGCGCGCCTTATCATCCTGCGCGAACTATACGCGCAGGCGAACTACTCCCTCAACGACGGGCTGTTGCGCGAGACGCTGGAAAGCTTCGGCATCGCCAGGACCAGGGAATGGGTGCGCGAGGAGCTCAACTACCTGGCCGACGTCGGCGCGGTGACCAGGACGCCGGTCGGCTCCGTCGTCGTCGCCACCTTGCTGCCGAAGGGCGTCGAGCACGTCGAGCGCCGGCTCACCATCCAGGGCGTGAAGCGACCGTCACCGCCGGACGCGTGACGCCATGGTGCGCGCTGCCGAGCAGGAACGCCGCGGCCGCGGCCGCATTTCGGAAATCGACCGGCTGCCGGCCTGGGCGGATGAGGCGAAGGCCTGGGCATTCGAGCAGCTGAAGGAGCGCAAGCTTACCCAGGTCGAGATCCTCGACGGCTTCAATGACCGTTTAAGGGCGGCGTCTCTGGCTGAGGACGCCAGCGCCGAGCCGCCGGAAATCTCGCGCTCGGCTTTCAACCGCACGGCGCTCGCGATAGCCATGCACGGCCGCCGCCTCGCGGAGACGCGCGAGATCGCCGCGGTGCTGGCCCCGAAGCTCGATCAGGCCGGCGACAACTCGGTGACCTTGATGGTGGCGGAAACCATCAAAACGCTGATCTTCGAAATGCTGAGCAATGCGGGCACGCTCGCGGCCGATGGCGACACCGCCGAAATGCTGATGATGACGGCCCGCGCTCTGACCGCAGCCGAGCAGGCGAAGAAGATCAGCAGCGAGACGCGGAAGAAGATCGAGGCGGAGCTCGCCGACAAGGCGTCGAAGGCGGTCGACGCGGTGGCGAAGACCGCCGGCCTGTCGGCGGAAACCGTCGACACGATCAAGTCGCGGATTCTTGGCATTGAAAAGACGGGAGCGAAGGCGTGACGCACAAGTGCCCCGTTTCAAATTGCTCAATCATGGCGCCGGCGCACGTCTTCATGTGCGCGCGTCATTGGCGGATGGTCCCGAAGCCTCTGCAGGCCGCGGTATACGAGTCGTATCGATCGACCGGCCGACTGAGTGACAATCATCGCGAAGCCGTGCGGGTTGTAGAAGAGGCCGAACGAGGCCGCAACGCATTGTCGGTAGCGCCGGGCATGAAGGCGCTGACGATCTGGCAGCCATGGGCGTCGCTGGTGATGATGGGCGCGAAGCCATACGAATTTCGCCGCTGGAATTTTACGGACAAACCGCACCTAGCGAAACTTGTCGGGCGGCGCATCGTCGTTCACGCCGGCGCGCGGCCGCCCCGCGTTTCCGAGCTGGAAGATTTGCTTTGCAGGATCGGCGAAGGCGAAAGCGCTCTCGATGCCAAGGTCGCGCGGCCGTTCGTCGCTGATCTGCTCGCGGCGATCCGCCGAAAGGAAACCGGCACGGTGCCGCTCGCCGCCGCGCTCGGCACCGCAGTGCTCGGCCAAGCGCGCAGCTGCATCGAGTTGTTCCGCGATGTGATCACCGATAGCGATCGGATCGATCAGCACATGTATGGCTGGCCGTTGTCGGATGTGCAGCCCTTCGCAAAGCTAGTCCCTGCGTACGGTGCGCAAGGTTTCTGGAATTATACGTGACCGACGCCCGCACCATCACCCAGGAGCAGTGGGCGCAGATCCGCCGCGACGGTTTGATGGCCGGCGCCGAGCTGGTCAAACAGGCCGGCGGCATCGAGGATATCCTGCTCGGCTACCAGAAGCGGTTGCTGGCATCCACCGCCGTGAATCCGGTGACGCTGTGCCCGAAGTCGCGGCGCATCGGCGCCACCTGGGGTGTGGCCGCCGACGCGGTGCTGACCTCGGCCGCGGCGCGCGAAGCCGGCGGCATGGACACGTTCTACATCGGCTTCAATCTCGACATGGCCCGCGAGTTCATCGACGTGTGCGGCATGTGGGCGCGGAATTTTTCTGAAGCCGCCATGGCGGTCGAGGAGTTTGTGTTCGACGACGGCGAGGCCGACAAGAACATCCAGGCGTTCCGCATCCGCTTCGCATCCGGCTTTGAGATCGTGGCGCTGGCGTCGCGCCCGCGATCGCTGCGCGGCCGGCAGGGCTACGTCATCATCGACGAAGCCGCGTTCCACGACGATCTCGACGGCGTGATGAAGGCCGCGTTGGCGCTGTTGATGTGGGGCGGAAAGGTGCTGATGATCTCGACGCACCTCGGCGCCGACAACGCGTTCAACAAGCTGATCGAGAATTCGCGCGCGGGGCGCAATCCGTTCAAGGTCGTGCAGGTCGACTTCGACGAAGCGCTGCACGATGGCCTGTACCAGCGCATCGCGCTGGTGACACGCAAGACCTGGTCAGCGGAAGCGGAAGCGAGCTGGCGCGCCGGCATCATTTCCTTCTACGGCGATCATGCCGACGAAGAGCTGTTCTGTATCCCGTCGCAAAGCGGCGGCATCTATCTGCCGCGCCCGCTGATCGAAGGCCGCATGCTCGCCGGCCTTCCCGTGTTCCGGCTGGAACGGCCGTCCGAGTTCACCTTCCTGCCAAAGGAGCACCGGGAGAGCGATATCCAGGCGTGGTGCGATGAACACGTTAAAGAGGCCTTGAAGGCGCTCGACAAAGACCGGCAGCACGGGTTCGGCCAGGACTTCGGCCGGGTGAGCGATCTCAGTGACATCGTGCCGATCGAGATCGGCAAGACCTTGAAGCGAACGGTGCCGTTCGTGGTCGAGATGCGCAACATCCCGTTCGAGCAGCAGCGCCAGGTGCTGTTCTATGTCTGCGACGGGCTGCCCCGATTTGTCGGCGGCAAGATGGATGCGACCGGCAACGGCGCCTATCTCGCCGAAGTCGCGGCGCAACGCTACGGCAGCTTGCGCGTTGAGCAGGTCAAGATGACCGCGCAATGGTATCTGGAAAACTTTCCGCCGGTGAAGGCGGCTTTCGAAGACGCCATGCTGTGGGTGCCGCAGGATTCCGACTTCGTCGACGATCTGTCCCTCGTCACCACGATTCGCGGTATTCCGCAGATCCCCGCGGTGCGCACGATCGGCAAGGACGGCAAGAAGCGACATGGCGACTTCGCGGTAGCGCTGGTGCTCGCCTACGCGCAGACCCGCGCCAACCTGGTCGAGTTCGGTTACCGGTCGGCGTCGACCGATGCGAGCCGCCGCGACAACGACGACGACGATGATGCCCGCGACTGGTGGCGGCCGCCGCTGGGCGCTGGGTTGCGAGGAGGGATTTGATGGCCAACAAGCTTCCGGTGCTTTACCAGCCGTACACCGAGACCACGCCGGTGCTCTATGACTCCTTCGGCGTGCCGATCCGGCGCGAGGTGCTAACCGCGGAGATCGCCGGCCCGACGATTACCGGTGTGCGCTCGCCGATCTCGGGCTATCCCGGCGACGGGCTCAATCCGCGCCGTCTCGCCAACCTCCTGCGCGAAGCCGATGCCGGCGACCCGCTGCGCTACTTCGAGCTCGCCGAGCAGATCGAGGAACGCGACCTGCACTACACCGGCGTGCTGGCGACGCGGAAGCGCTCGGTATCGCAGCTGGAGATCCGGGTCGACGCTGCGGAAGATACGCCGGAGGCAAAAGCGCGTGCCGAGCTCATCACGGAATGGCTGAAGCGCGACGAGCTGCAGGGCGAGATCTTCGACATCCTCGACGCGATCGGCAAGGGCATCAGCTTCACGGAGATTATCTGGGACACCTCGGAAGGCCAGTGGATGCCGCTTCGCCTGGAGCGGCGCGATCAACGCTGGTTCGGTTTCGATCGCGTCGATGGCGTCACTCCGTTGCTGCGCGTCGATACCAACAGCGCGGTTGCTCCGATCGAGCCCGGGCGTAATGGCGCCGGCTATGCGACCTTGCCGCCGTTCAAGTTCATCACCGCGGTGTTTCGCGCCAAGTCGGGCTCGCCGGTGCGGTCCGGCCTGGCGCGCCTCGCGACCTGGTCCTGGATGTTCAAGGCGTACACCTTGCGCGATTGGGCGATCTTCACCCAGACCTTCGGGCAGCCGGTACGCGTCGGCAAGTATCCCGCCGGCTCCTCGGAGGCCGACAAGAACACGCTGTTCCGGGCGGTGTCTAACATCGCCGCCGACTGCGCCGCGATCATTCCGGAATCGATGGAGATCGAATTCGTCGAAGCGGCCAACGTCGGCGCCGGCACCGCGCTCTACAAGGAACGGGCCGATTGGTTCGACCAGCAGGTTTCCAAGGCGGTGCTCGGGCAGACCGCAACCACGGACGCGATCGCCGGCGGCCACGCGGTCGGCAAGGAGCATCGCGCGGTGCAGGAAGACATCGAGCGCGCCGACGCCAAAGCGCTATCTGCGATCCTGAATCGCGACCTGATCCAGCCCTGGGAGCAACTGAACTTCGGGCCGCAAAGGGAATATTCCAGGCTTCATATCGGCCGCGCCGAAGATCGCGACGTGCAGCTCACCGTCAGCAGCGCCTCTACGCTGGTGCCGATGGGCCTCAAGGTGCCGGCGAACTACTTCAACGACCTGCTCGGCATCCCGCTTCCCGAAGACGGCGCCGAAGTGTTGACTCCCGCACCGCCAGGTTCGTCATCGTTCGCGATGCCTTTGGGCATGCCGCCGGCGTTGAATTCCGCAGCGCCGCGCTCCCGCAATGTGCACGATCCGATCGCCGAGCTCGCCGACCAGGCGGAGCGCTTGTGTGGTGCCGGCGCCGACGCGATCATTAACCAGGTGCGCGCCGTGGTCGAACGCTGCACGTCGCTGCAGCAAGTCAGTGATGAGCTAAAGAAACTGAAGCCGGGCATTGCCGAGAAGAACCTGGCCGGGCTGATGCGGATGGCGCGCGTGGTCGCAAACCTGTCAGGGCGAGCCAGCATTCCCGATGCTTAAGTCGCGAGGCGTTCCGCTGTTTCGAGGTTGCGGCTGCAGCCCGCGCGAGCTCGTGTCGCTGCACGCCGAGATCTCCGCCTTCGCAACCGACCCGGTGGAAGCGATCGACTTTCTGCGCAACAAGGTGGACGTGCCAACCGCGACCTGGACGGATCTGTGGGAGGCCGAGCATTCCGTCGCGTTCACCGTGGCCGGCGCGATGAGCGACGACATCGTCAAGGATTTTCATGACGCGGTCGACAAGGCGATCGCCAACGGCGAGACGATCGAGGCGTTCCGCAAAGACTTCGACGAGATCGTCGATCGGTACGGCTGGAGCTACAACGGCTCGCGCAACTGGCGCAGCCGCGTGATCTACGACACCAACATGAACACGGCCTATGCGGCGGGACGATGGGAGCAGATCCAGCGCGTCAAGAACGTGCGGCCGTATCTGCGCTACGTCCATCTCGAAGGCCAGCTGCATCCGCGCCCGGAGCACGAAGCCTGGGATGGCACGATCCTGCCGGTCGACGACGACTGGTGGCTGACGCACTATCCTCCGAACGGCTGGTTCTGCCATTGCACGGTGCAAAGCCTGTCAGAGGATGATCTTGCCCGCTACGGCTGGGAAGTCTCCGACCAGGCGCCGGACTCGCCGATGGTGGAAGCCACCGCGAACACCTCGGACGGCGGAACCAGGGCCGTCAGGGTGCCGCGGGGCATCGACCCGGGCTTTGCCTACCGGCCAGGTGCGGTTCCGGACGCCATTGATGGCGGTGACGAATGACCCCCTGACAGGATCGAATCCGGGTCGCGCCGATTCCGGCCCTAGGAGCCCCTGACAGGCTCCGGCCGCGCTCCTGTGGCGGCGGAAGCTTTGAAACGCGAATTAAAGCATCTGTGGCGGATTAGCGGGGGTTCTAAGCCCGGGCGGAGGGGCGCTTTGTCCACCTCCGCCCCTGACAGGATGTTTCACGGGAAATCCGGGATGAGTTTCACGGGGCAGCGGAACCCGGGGTCAGCCCGCTTGGCAACACGTCCCGGTCTGCGGAATCAACAGGCGTGTGCCGGGAAATATCCAGTGTGGCCCTCGCATGCTCTGACGAGCCCTAACCTTCGCCGCTTCTCTTTCGATCGCCGCGTGGTTGACCTCGTACAGCTGCGGCCATTTCGTCGGGTCGCCAAGGTGCTTCGCCGCGAGGTCCCAGAGCGTGTCGCCTCGCTCAACAATAATTTCCATCTTGTTTTCCTCCTTCGGTTAGGGTCGCCGCCAGCGGCGCTGCCGCGACGCGGGCGGCGGCGCATCCTTAAAGGCGGCGGCTCTGACACCTGTCAGGGTTACGAATCCGCATCGGCCCGGTGAGTGTGGCCGCATGTCGGGACGAAATGCAAACACATCGCTGATGGTCGCGCGCGGCGTCGGCGCGGAGATCGCCTTCAATTCGTCTGGAGGCGCGGCCGACTGGATCATGCTGGTGCCGCTCGGCGCCGGCGGCATGGCGCTGACCGTCGACGGCCGCGGCCCCTATCGGGTCGCTGATCCTGCGAAGCTCGCGGTAGCCAGCCTGCAGGCGCATTCCGGGCGAATCCCGATCGACGAAAATCACGCCACCGATCTTGCCGCCCCGCAGGGCCAGCCCGCGCCGGCACGCGGCTGGGCTACCAAGCTGGAGGCGCGTTCCGACGGCATCTACGGCCACGTCGAATGGTCGGCGTCGGGCGCTGCGCTGATGGCCGACAAGGCCTACCGCTTCATCTCGCCGGTCCTGGTCCACGACAAGGCTGGCAACGTGCTCGACCTGCCCCGCGCGTCACTGACGAACATTCCGAACCTGCGCGGCATGTCCGCGCTTCATGCCCAGGAGAACGACAACATGGATATGCTCGCACAACTGCGGAAGCTGCTCGGGCTTGCCGACGACGCGGACGAAGCCGCGGTGATCGCCAAAGTCAAGGACGCGTGCGGAAACTCGACCGCGATGCAGTCGGTGGCGAAGGCCGCGGGCCTGCCGGAGACTTCCGACACCGCGACGCTGCTCACGACGGTGACGGCGCTGAAGGCCGGCACGTCGCTGCAGTCGATCGCAAAGGCGGCCGGGCTCAAGGACGATGCCAACGAAGCTGCGATCGTCTCCGCCGTCACTGCGCTGGCCTCGACCGGCCGCGAGACCATCACCGCGCTGCAGTCGGAGATCAAGGATCTCGGCACCAAGCTCAACGCGGCTCTCAACGCGACCGCGCGCGACAAGGCCACGGCTTACGTCGACGGCGAGATCGCGCGCGGCCGCGCCGGCGTCAAGCCGATGCGCGACAAGTACATCGCGATGCACGCCGTCAATCCGGCGGAAGTCGAGGAACTGATCGGCGCGATGCCGATCATCGGGCCGTCCGGCGCGCAGGTGACGCCGCCGCCCGCCAGCAAGGACGGCACCGTTTCGCTCAACGCCGAACAGGAGAATGCGGCGAAGCTGCTGGGCATCGACCCGGTGGCCTACGCCAAAAAGCTCGGCGAGGAAAACGCTGCGCGCGGCTGACAAGCCTCGCGTCCACGATCATCAACGCGGCCTGACGCCGCATTCCGGGGGACACGATGACTGCTCTGACTGGCGACCGCAACACGCCGCGCATGGATGGCGCGCCCCGATCGGGTCCGATGGACGCGGTCAAGATCTTTGGCGGCGCGCTGGTGATGCGCAACGCGGCCGGCTTCCTCACCAAGGGACAGACCGCGCTGGGACTGCGCGGCGTCGGCATGGCGCTGGAGCAGGTCGACAACTCGGCAGGAAGCGCCGGCGATCTCGACATCCACTATCGTCCCGGAACATTCCGCTTCGCCAATTCGTCGGCCGGGGACGCGATCGCCAAAACCGAGATCGGGAAGCTGTGCTACGCGGTCGATGATCAGACTGTGGCGAAAACCTCGGGCTCGAACACGCGCTCGGTTGCGGGCATCGTGACCGGCGTCGATGACCTCGGCGTCCACGTCGACGTCGACGAAGAGGATCTGGCGGCCTATCTCGCCGCGCGTCGGGTGTTCGTTCCGGTGCGCGTCGCCACGCTGGTCGGCGCCGGCGTTTACCGCCAGCTCTCGATCTACGCCGGCCGCGTGGTCAAAATCTGGTCCGTGATCGAGGGCGTGCTGACCACCGGCGACGCCACGCTAACCGGCAAGATCGACGGCGCCGCCATCACCACCGGCGTCATCACCATCACGCAAGCCGGCTCCGCCGCCGGCGACAAGGACTCTTGCGTCCCGAGTGCCGCCAACGTCGTCGCTGTTGGCTCCGAACTCTCGCTCACGGTCGGCGGCAGCAACGCCACCGCAAGTGTGGCGAACGCGGTGTTCGAAATCGAGATCGACTAGAGCGGGCCAAATCTCAAACCTTTAATTTCCCAGGGGGAATGCTTCGATGCTTGTGAATGCCGCCAACCTCAACAGCCTGCGAACCGGGTTCAGCACGCTGTTCTCGCAGGGCCTCGGTTCAGCCACTTCGCAATATCTGCGCGTCGTCACGGTCGTGCCGTCGACCACGAAGGAACAGAAGTACGGCTGGCTCGGCAAGGTGCCAGGCGTGCGCGAATGGGTCGGGCCGCGCGCCGTGCACAATCTCGAGCAACACGACTATTCCATCCGGGAAAAGAAGTGGGAGCTCACGATCAGCGTCGATCGCGACGACATCGAGACCGACAATCTCGGCATCTACAGCCCGATGTTCACGTCGATGGGCGAGTCCACCGGCTCGCATTTCGAGACGTTGAGCTGGTTGTTCCTCAAGACCGGCTTCACCGCACCCTGCTACGACGGCCAGGCATTCTTCGACACCGATCATCCGGTGCTCGACGCCAATGGCGTTCCGCAGGCCGTCGCCAACACGGACGGCGGGAGCGGCGAGCCCTGGTTCCTGATGGATACCAGGCGAACGCTGAAGCCGCTGATCCTGCAGAAGCGCCGCGACTTCGCGTTTGTCTCCAAGGATGCGCTGACAGACGACAACGTCTTCAGCAACAACGAATTCGTCTACGGCTCGGATGCGCGCGCCAATGTCGGCTTCGGCTTCTGGCAGTTCGCCTGGGGATCGAAGCAGACGCTCGATGCCGCGCACTACAAGACGGCGCGCGAGGCACTGACCGGCATGAAGGGCGACCACGGCCGCCCGCTTGGCAACATGCCGAACCTGCTGGTGGTCGGCGCGACCGGCGAGAGCGCCGGCCGCAAGCTGCTCAACTCCGAACTCGCCGCCGGCGGCGAGACCAACGAGTGGAAAGGCACCGCCGAGCTGCTCGTCGTGCCTTGGCTCTGAGGTAAGCCATGGATAATCCGGACACCAAAAACCTCACTGAGCTGCTCGATCAAGCGATCGCTGCCGCTGTCGTTGCAAGAGGCGGCGGAGGCTGGCTCCACTTCGGCGAGACCAAGCTCGCCCAGGGCGTCGAAAAGAGCGTGGCGTTCCTGGCGGAGCATGCCGAGGTGGCCGCGGCGATCGAGGCCGCCGTTGCCCCACGGCGTCCTGCTCAAGAATTACCTGGAGAGGAGGCGTCTGGTACGGCTCGCGAGGCCCCCAGCACCGGTGGCGGGACGGTCGATCAAGGTCAGACCGTAGTGACTCAGTCAGCGCCTCCGCATTCCGGCGAATTCATCACGCTGTCCTTTCCGCTGCCTGCCGACCTTCCCGGCGAGGCCTTCAAGAACGTTTCAATCGTGGTGAAAGCAAAACCGGCGCAGGGCCGATGGCGCGCAGGCCGCAAGTTCACCCGCGAGGAATCGGTCATTCCCCATGTCGATCTCAGTGCGCAGCAGATCGAGGCCCTGACCGGCGATAGCGAGCTGATCGTGTCGGTCCGGGTGCCGAGGCCCGGCTGATCCGTTTTCCTTTCGCGGGGTAGCGCAGCCCGGTTAGCGCGCGTGGCTCATAACCACGAGGTCGGTGGTTCGAATCCACCTCCCGCAACCAAGTATCGAATTCGCGCGGTGACTTCGCCGGAGTCCTGACAACCGCGCGGATCGCGGGCGACAGAACGTCGCCTTTCCCTGCCGCCGCGTTGGTTACGCGCGCGGCGGCAGGTTCGCCGATCGAGGGCAGTCACAGGAGCGAGCGATGCAACACCAGATCGATGACGCCAGCTACGCCGAGGGCCGTGCCGCATTCACGTCAGGCGCGTCGCTGCGCTCGATCGTCGAGCAGGTCATCGCAGCCGGAGACGATGAGCCGGACATGAAGACCTTGAGCGGCGCGCTCGGCTTTTTCGATGCGCTGCTCGATTTCCTGCGAGGTGCCCGGTAATGGCGAAAGCACAGTTAAAGCTCGGCAAGACCGCCGCCCGCCCGATGGCGATGCGGTTCAAGCTGGCCGACTACGTCGACAAGAAGGCGTTGCCGAAGCCGCCGAAGCAGTTCGGCCACGAGGCGCTGATCCCCGCGACGTGGGGCATGTTCGGCAACGATGCCTGGGGCGATTGCGTTTGGGCAGGCGCGGCGCACGAGACCATGTTGTGGAACGCGGAAGCCGGCCGCAAAGTCGCGTTCACCGACAAATGCGTGCTGTCGGATTATTCCGCGGTTACCGGCTTCAACCCGAAGAAGCCGTCGACCGACCAGGGCACCGACATGGTGGTCGCGGCATCCTATCGCCGCAAGACCGGCATCGTCGACGCATCGGGCAAGCGCCACCAGGTCGCGGCATATCTCTCAATCAGGCCCGGCGACATCGCCGAGCACGCGCTGGCGATGTGGCTGTTCGGCGCGGTCGGCATCGGCATCGAGTTTCCGGCCTCGGCAATGGATCAGTTCAACGCCGGCAAGCCCTGGG